GTTTCCCAGTCACGATCCCAAGGCAGTAAAAGAATCAACCAATTGGCCAGAACATCAACGAACATTTATAACACTTACATACAATAATGAAAATTTACCAGAAGACGGAAGTCTAAAAGTCGAAGACTATCAAAATTTCATGAAATCACTCCGATACCACTTTAGTAAAACAGTGGACGGAAAACTAATACCCCCGAAGATAAAATACTTTCACTGTGGTGAATACGGGGAAACATGCAAAACGTGCAATACAAGCTACATAATGCACAAAGAAAGCAAATCCGGAAAACAATACACCGGATGCGATAACTTTATTAAAGGTCTGGGAAGACCTCACTATCACGCCATACTATTTGGCGTAACATTCGACGACTTAGAGGAGTACAAAAAAACAAAATCAGGTGAACTAATATATAAATCTGAAACACTAAACCAACTTTGGGCAAAAGGGTTTTGTTCAGTAGGACAAGTCACCTTTGAATCATGCGCATACGTCGCAAGATACATAATGAAAAAAATAACGGGCGAAAATGCAGATTTGCATTATCAAAAGCCCACCGGCATAGACAAAACAACTGGAGAAGTAATTACAACACCAGTAAAGCCGGAATATATAACAATGTCACGAAATCCCGCCATCGCAAAAGAATGGGCGGAAAAATACTTGACAGACATAGGAAAAAATGATTCTATACTATTAGAAAGGAAAGGGCAGGCATTCGAAACACAGCCCCCTAGATACTTTCTTAAACTATTAGAAAAATCAGACCCTATAAAATACGAAATTCTTAAATCAAAACGGAGAATTAAAAAACAACAAAATCGTGAAGAAAATACAGACGAGCGTTCATTAATTAAAGAACGACTCAAACAAATCCAAACTAAAAACTTAACAAGAGAATTTGAAGATTATGAAAATTAACATCTACGCAGTATACGACGCAAAAGCAGAAGCATTCGGCAAGCCTTTATTCTTTAACACACATGGCTTAGCCAAACGTAGCTTCTACGAAGCATGTCAACATGCGGAATCAGAATTCCAAAAATACCCACACGATTACTCACTATACTACATTGGCATATACAATGAAGAATCAGCGGAAGTTTCCGCAGTACCAACAAAACAACTTCATACGGCACTTGAAGCCATTAACCAAACTAATACAGAGGCATAAACATGAAAAGCGTAATGACAGCCGGACAACTACAGTCCCAAGTCCCCAAAGCAGACATCAACCGGAGTAGCTTCAATCGCTCTCACGGTTTAAAAACTACATTTGATGTAGACAATTTAGTACCAATCTTCGTAGACGAAGTATTACCTGGGGACACACACAAACTCAATACAAACATCTTCGCCCGACTGGCGACACCTATCAATCCCATTATGGACAATATGTATCTAGACACGTTCTATTTCTTTGTACCAATGCGATTAGTATGGGACAATTATGCCAAATTCTTTGGCGAACAAACAAATCCGGGCGATTCAACGGATTATGTAATACCCTCTTTAAATATGTCCATTGCAGCATCTACAGGAGATATTCGAGATTATATGGGATTACCTATTAATAAATCCGCTACTGCAAACGTATTACCATTACGAGCTTATTATTTAATATATAATGAATGGTTTAGGGATCAAAATTTACAGGATTCCTTCCACGTTATTAAAGATGATACTGGTGGCGTAGTAAACTCACTACCCAATTGGAATTGTTTAAAACGAGGCAAACGCCATGATTATTTCACTTCATGTCTACCTTTTGCACAAAAAGGCGACGAAGTACAAATTCCATTAGGCGAAAAAGCATACGTCGGTATCGACGGTACACAAAGCTCAGATGCAACCGGATTCTTCACAAACGGTGCAGGCAATCAACAATGGGGCTTTGGAAAAACAGACTCAGCAAATCTAAATTTTGCAGGATTAAACACAGATGAAAGCAGAAAATTATACGCAGACCTTTCACAAGCAACAACAGCTTCAATCAACGACTGGCGTCAAGCCTTCCAAATTCAGCGATTTCTTGAAAAAGATGCACGCGGAGGAACGCGATACACTGAAAAAATTAAAGCACATTTTGGAGTCACAAGTCCGGATTCTCGATTACAACGTCCAGAGTATCTCGGCGGCGGCTCTGCCCCGGTCAACATCCATCCAGTCGCTCAGCAATCAGCAACAGATACAACATCTCCACAGGGTAATCTCTCAGCATTCGGAACAGCTTCAGAGAATAATTCAGGATTTACAAAATCATTCACAGAACACGGGTACATTATCGGACTGGCTAACGTACGAGCAGACCTTACATATCAACAAGGCCTCGATAAAATGTGGTCAAGAGAAACTCAATACGATTTCTTCTTCCCAACATTCGCCCATCTAGGCGAACAAGCTGTACTTAACAAAGAAATATTTGTTTCAGGAACAGCAACAGACGAAGGAGTCTTCGGCTATCAAGAACGCTACGCAGAGTATAAATATAAGCGTTCACAACTTACAGGATTATTCCGTTCAGACGCCAGCGCTTCATTAGACGCTTGGCACTTATCAGAAGATTTTGCAAACACGCCAACGTTAGGCGATACTTTTATAAAAAGCAATACACCATTAGACAGAGCAATCGCAGTACCAAGCGAACCTCACTTTATTATGGATGCATACTTTAACTATACGAGTATTAGACCTATGCCGGTATTCTCACCACCTGGCATGATAGACCACTTTTAAGGAGTAAAAAATGTCACTACTAGGAGCAGCAGCAATCTCAGCAGGCGGTTCACTATTAGGTGGCTTAATTGGTAGTCGCGGTCAATCCGCGGCTAACAAAGCCAACTTAAAAATTGCACGTGAACAAATGGCATTTCAAGAAAGAATGTCAAACACTGCATATCAACGAAGTTCAAAAGACTTAGAGGCGGCAGGACTTAACCGCATACTTGCACTAGGCTCACCAGCATCATCACCAGCAGGCGCTCAAGCAACAATGCAAAACGAAAAAGCAGCTATAGGCGACGCCGTAGGAAAAACAACAGCGTCAGCTATGGCAGCAATGCAAGCAAAAGCATCAATTCAAAATATTCAAGCTCAAACAGCGTTAACTATGGAACAAAAACGCAAAGTAAGAAATGAAGCAAACTTAACACAACCAAAAGCCGACTTGTTCGGAAAATTTGGTGAAGCTACAACAGCGTTAACTAACACCATGACACCCGAAAACATGGGAAAATTAGCTGATTCAGTAACAGCTAATGCCAAACAAATGGGAATACAATTTAAAACCGACATGTCAATGTCAGATAAAAGACCAGGCGAATCATATTTTGAATATAGCGACAGAAAAAAAGCTGAAGCTAAGCGAGAAATTGAAGCAGCAAAACGCATCAAAAATGGTGCAAAATTAGATAAATTAAAAGGTAAAGGCTAATGACTACTAAACTAAAAATCAGCGAAATGGTATTTCGCACATGTTACGACAATAAACGCGAACGCGTACAAACTTGCTTTAAAGACGACGAAGGCGTCACACATCAAGAGCAAAAAGATCAATGTGACATCAACAACATATTGGAAAAATATCGACGCACTGGCGTCGTAAACCACGTAACAAAATATCAAGAGCAATACGGTGATTTCACATCAATCGACTACCAAGAAGCTCAAAACAAAGTTGCGACAGTAAACTCAATGTTTGCAGAATTACCTGCAAAAGATAGAGCAAACTTCAACAACAATCCAGAACTCTTCTTAGAGTTCGTAGCTCAACAGAGCAACATAGACGACATGAAAGATGGCGTCATAGGAAACAACCCTGAATCGGGTTCTGAGCTTGCTCAGGACACTAGTTCAGGGTCAAGCGAAGCGTCAGAAGAATAGTCCGCTCGGCGGTGGGCACAGACCTCCACTTGATGTAACTGTGCCCACTGACGAATATCTATTCGGCAGACTTAAAAAACGACCAAAGGGAGTAGTAAAATGTGGATAACGAAACTGTTAGACATCATTACATTAGGTATCTCTTTCTATTTTAGAAAAGAAACCTTAAAACGTAAAAACCAACAAGAGTTGGATATCATTAAAATTAAACAACGAGGCAATAAAAATGAAAAGTAGAAAAAAGATGAATAATCGCAAATCTAAAAAATTATTCTCAAAAACAGCAGACGGAACACACCGTTTCAATCTGCAATCAAGTAATACTAAAACGCAAATGCGCGGCGGCATACGAATGTAATGGCCTGCTCAAGCATGCTGAAAGGGTACGTAGGCAATGGAGGAGGCATCGTCTTCTCCAAAGCCAAATCAGCCACAAAAATACCCATGGAAGTACCATGTGGTCAATGTTGGAGCTGTAGACTAGCAAGGTCACGAGAGTGGGCTACAAGGCTAGTAAAAGAATCAACCAATTGGCCAGAACATCAACGAACATTTATAACACTTACATACAATAATGAAAATTTACCAGAAGACGGAAGTCTAAAAGTCGAAGA